TTAAACTTTTCTTAAATAGTCTCCACATAACCATCCGCTAGGAGTTCTTGCCCAACCATTTTTCCATTCGTAAACAGTTACATGTGTTCCCTTTTCAAGACATCCATCCTTATCTTTATCATGTTTTTGGCCATCTTTTGTTAATTCATCATGTCTTTTTCTACGATAACCAGTTCCTGGTCCTATTCTTACTGATAGATCGCTTGCTGTTACTTCATATGTTCCTGTTACTTTTTCATTTGAAGTAGGTTTAGCGGTAGGAGTTTGAGAAGGTGCAGGTGTTGAAGCAACAGCTCCATTTACAATTGCATCAAACGGGAAATTGGTTCCTGGGCAATTAGTAGAACATACATCCTTATGTTTTTGAACTGTTGTAATTCCATATTTTTTCTTTAAATAAGCTACTAATTCTCTACCTGCATTGATTTGAGTTTGATTCATTGTTTCTGTCATGTATGAACCTTCAAAACAAATACCGATTGAATCATGATTTGCACCTTTAGCATGGCTTCCAACAACGCCTTCAGGTCTGCCTCTATAAATAGATCCATCTTTTCTTACAAAAAAATGATACCCAATACCTGCCCATCCATTTGCTAAATGCCATCTATGAATATCATCTGCAGTACATGATTTTGATTCAGCGTGGTGTAAAATAATTCTCTTTGTTGAAGTTCTATTTTTTAAACTACCATTCCAGTTATATGTTTTTTCAATAATATTCATTTTTTATTTCCTCCTATAATTCAACATTTTCCATAACTGCCCTAGCTTCTAAAACAGCAATATAATCTCTCATAGTTTTTAATTGTAAATCATATGTGCTTCTAGGGCATGTTGGTTTAAAAGATAAACAACCTCTATCCCAATTTTCAATCATTCTATTTAAGCCGTTATATCTAATAACAAGTTGTTCGTATTCAGCTTTAAATCTCTCTTTATAATCTCTACTAATCATTCCTAAAGCAGTTTGAGGTAATGCATTTGCATCATATTCTCTATATGATTCATCAAATGGATTTTTAGGAGACCAGCTTTCATAATCGTTAGAATATTTAACTAAATATCCTTCATCATTAGGATCTTCATCTTTTGGAATAGTCCATCCACGATAGTTGTTATAATCTCCTCTTGTCATTGGTTTTGCTTCAATTAATTTAACTCCAACATATTTTTTCATTTTCTATTCTCCTTCTAACTTAATACATTTATTTTCAAATTTCTTATAAGCATCAAAGTATAATTCTTGCTTATTGCCATTGTAGGTTAATTCATAATACATTCCATCATCTAATGTTGTACCTAATAACGCTTTGTGATTTTGTAATGTTTTAGCATACCAAACAACGTAAACTTCAAAACCAGGTTGTTCCTTACTTTTATCCAAATGATCTTCTGTATATTCTTTTACTTCTTCTTTACATAATTCAATAAATTCTTTTGACCCCATTTTTATAATCTCCTTTGTTCATAATTTCGTTTTTCTACCTTTTTAAAACCGTTTAACAACCATTTTTCGCAATTTTTGGTTGTTATTTAAAATAAAAGAGTAGCCATTTAGACTACTCTATTTCTTTTAGATCTTCTTCATTGTTTAACTGTTCTAACGCAGTTTTGATTTTATTTGGAATTGGAACACCTAGATTAGAAATGTTTTCTAATAGGCTAATTCCTTCATTCGCAATATAGAAATACGCTACAAGCGTTCTAAATACCCAAGTGCCCCCATTTCCAAGCATACGATCTAATTCCACTCCTACAATAAGAACGGCTAGAATCATGCATTTTTTAATTAATCCTCTAAAGCCGACCTCACTATTAAGTGTTTTAATTACATAAGCATAAATTACACCTGTCACATAATCTAACACCATGAATGTAATTAAAATCTTTAAAGCTAAATCCCAGCCACCAAATAGATACGTAAAAAAAGTAGCTAAGATAGCTACTGCTGTGTTGAATACTTTTTCCATATTATTCATTTTCCTCACCTTCTACTTAAGAAATACAACACTGTATCCTTTTTCTAAGCCTGCAAATGTATCATTAATTGTATTAACAGTTAACATTGTATTTGCTCCCGTATAACTATCATTTTGTTGCTCATCTTTGACAACTACTCTAAACAAAATATAATCACCCTTTTTGATTTCTTTGTTGTCAGTGATATAAAAGTTATAACTTGTGATGTCATTGAATGTTTTTTCAGCAACATCCACTTCATATACGTTTGTTTTATCCATGTTTATGCCTCCTTTAAGTTGTTTTAACATATTTCAATATTGCATATCCAGATGCATTTGAAAAACCATTTGATGTTCCAACCTGCAATATTAAACTTGTTTTGTTTACCTGTATCGAAATACCGTCATGATCGTTATCTTTATGTGCACGCGGAATCATGTGGTTTGTTCCATCATTGAACTTTACAAACAAATCGCAACTCAACACCCTGTGCAAGTTTGAAATGTTATGTGCTACGTATTTATCTTTAGTAAATCCACTAACAGATACTACTTTGCAATATATTTTTTTACCGTCAAGCCAGTACTCCCCTGTCCACTGCTCATCAGTAGAATACTTAAAATATACATCTTTTTGTTTTACATAAACTTTTCCTAGAATATCGTTTTTCAATTTTAAAAAGTTCATTCATTTCAATATTTACTATTTATACATCAACGTAATAAACCGTAGCAGAAACAGAAGCATTATTAATACCCCCAAACCCATATATATTACTTCCTAAATGCATATATTGTAAGAATGCAATATAGTACTCGCCATCAATGATCCATGGAATAGTTGGATATGAGCAATCGATAGAAATAATTTTCGAACTTGTAGATTTCAATCCAGTTTTTAATGTTGCTCCTGAACCACTGTTTCCTGAAATTTGTATAGATTTCAATTCTATACTTTTTCCGTCTGCATTAACTACATCTTTTGCTCGTATTTTGTTTCCCCATAATTCAACATAGTTCATATACATGCTAAATTAATTAGTCTGTTGTTTTGGTATATCTCAATGTAATATATCCATAAAAACCACTCCACCCACTACTAGTTTGAGCATATAAAACATTGTTTCCAATTCGTATCAAACTTATATACTCACTGTTTTCCTTTGAATTAAATGCCCATTTATGATTACCCGCTATCCAAAACGAATGATTAAAATCAATAGCACTAAAATCACCAATATTTTGAATATTATGAGGGATAGTGATTGTTCCTGAATCACCTGAAGTACCTATTTTTTGATATATAGTTTTAGTATATATTTTCTTACCGTCAATCCAGTATTCGCCAGTCCATTGTTCGTTGGCAGAATATTTAAAATACACATCTTTTTTCTTGATATATATTTTCCCTAAAATGCTATTTTTTAATTTTAGAAAATACATATCAACCACCACCAAAACAACGTGTGCGACTAATTAAATTAGGCACACCTTCTTTCGTTGAGGAAATGCAATATCTAATAGTAAATATTGCACCCCCCCCCGAAGATTTTAATAAATTCTTGCATAAGCTATTTCCTCCTTAATCATCATCATAATTTTCAGTCAATCCAAACATAAACAGCTGTTCTCCATTCTCGTTGCAAAATCCATAGCCAATATTGATGTAACCCTCATATTTAGCTACTGTTCCCAATCCTATAGCATCTTTATTCTTCGATATATTAAAAGGTATTTTAGCACCTGTGATTGTGGATGTTATACTTGCACTGTTTCCAACGGAATCTGTTACAGTGCACACTACATCATAAGAATCGTTTAATGAATAGCCACTAAAAACATAACTTCCACCACTTTGAAAACTTGTGCTTTTAGAAGTGTCATTTATTTTAATAGCTTTACTTGCTATTGAATTGCCAGTTATTGCTGAATACGTAAATACTGGTTTGACACAAATATAAGTGCCACTGGATACATCCTTTGTACCACTTGAATTACTTCTAAACGCCTCCATAGAAATAGTTGGATAGGAATATCCAGTAACATTAATTGTTTTTATTGTAGAAGCTGTAAATCCTCTACTGTCAGTAACTGTGACTGTATATTTTAAACTTCCACTATCCCTGATATTTGAAGTTTGACACGTATTTTTACTTCCTGCATAGCTAAAGTTATTGCCACTAACAGCATAATTAGTAATGGTTGCACCATACTTAGCTGTTGCTGAAATAGTAAATTTAATATTGGACTTGTTTTGCAAACATAGACTTCCAAATGGATTGACAATGCTTGTTACAACACTATTTATAGTTGGTTCAGCGTTTGTCATCTGATATGTTCTGTCGTGATAACTTGCCCAGGAACAGTTATTTGAATATAGTCCTATACGAATAGTACATGTTTTTCCTTTACATGCTTCTCTTAACTGTTTTCTTTCATCATTAGTAAGTTCCCATGTAAACGTACCACTCGTACCACTTAATGTCCTTTTAGCATAATGTTCTCCATTAGGATTAGGCTCTAGCCAACATTCCATATTGAAATTACCTGGATTACTGTATTTGAACCAAGGATTATCAGTATCTTTGAAAGTTGTTGGTGAATCGGTTATATTGGCTTGTCGAGGAATAGTAGTTAATGTATGTGTATATCCATTTTCACTTGAACTGAATCTATCATGACTAATCCAACCACTTACACCGATTGACTTTGAACCATCACTATTATGTCCTACAGTTACATCCCAAGTTCCTAATCGAATTGCACTGGAAGTAATTTTTTGGCCAGTACCTATTCCAGCACTATATACTGTTCCATTTATACGAGCATATACTGTACCATTACCATATGTCGTATATCCTGTATTTGTACGCCATACATCAATCCAAACACGAACAACTGATGTGTTAGAATTGATGTCATATGACAGTTCCTGCGAATTAACACTGTAATTTATATATTTATTAGTGGTTCCAAATGTTGCCATATATTACCTCCTACAAAATTAACAATCCTAAATCTTCATCATAGATAATTTGAAAAGTACCCAGGTTGATTTGTTTCATTACAACTGCTTGTGATATGTTCAATTGTTGGTTTGAAAGATAAGCAATTCTTTTATCATTTTCGTAAAAGCCAAGTTCCGTATTGGACAGTCTTACATCAAAAGGACTATTGCTAGATCCTAATTTCAATATCCCTTCTTCAAACTTAGCCCATTGAGAAATTTCTTCTTTTGTAGCTACTCCCGTTAATTTATCAGTAATAGAATTAACATTATTCGTAACCAACTGAATTGAACTGGCATTTTGAATAATTTGAGAACTAAGACTATTGATTGACGTTGTGTTATTAGTAGTTGTTGTTTGTAACTCTTCTACTAATGATGTTAATGAGTTTTTTAATTGAGTTATCGCTGAGTTATATTCAACAGATATTTCTTGTCTCATATTGTTCATATCATCAGCATAATCATTAACAATTTCCCAAGTACCACTTGAACTGTCATATCTCTTTAAAGTTTGTGTAGTTGTATCAAACCACAACTTCGTAGTATCACTAGGTGCAGTTGCACTTCTAATGCTTGCATCTTCTCCATCATCAATTCTAATCAAAGTCAGAATTGCACTAGATTTAACTGCCATATATTATCCCTCTAATTGAGCAGTATAAGTTGCTTTATTTGTTACATCACCTGCACTGACAGTAAATGTTTGACCAGTTGCAATAGAAGTTGTTCCACCATCTTTATACCATTTGATAGTTCCTAAAGCTGTAATAGCAGCGCCAGTTAATTCTGTAGCGCCTTTATAAACATGTGCAGTTAAAGTAGTAGCAATTGCTGTATTTTTAAATACATTTCCATTAGAAGAAGTAATATTCATATAGATTGCATCATCACCTTTAGCACCTGTTTCCCCTTTATCTCCTTTATCACCTTTCGCCCCGTTAGCACCATTTTTAGATACAGTATAGCTAACAGCTGTCTTACCATCACTATAAGTCACTGTTACTCTTGTCCAAATATATTGCCCCGCAGTTGCTGTTGGTGGAGTTGTAGACCATCCACTAGTTGGTGTTGTTGTTCCGCTTGTTGATTGAACGTATTCAGTAACTGTTTTAGATACTGTAGGTGATGAACCATTAGCGCCTTGTCTAGCGACTGAATAAGATACTGTAGAAGTACCATCACTATAAGTTACTGTTGTTTTTGTCCATAAGTAGTTTCCTGCGCTAACTGATGGAATAGTATCTTGCCATCCACTAGTTGGTGTAGTGGTACCACTTGACGAACCGACATATTGAATTGATTTAGATGAGATTTTAACACTTGTACCTTGAATTCCTTGATTTCCTTTAAAAGCAATAGAATAAGAAAATACTTTGTTGATAGTTACTTCATTTACCGTTCCCTCATTAATAATTACTGGTATAGTGAAACTACCTGTTTTTGTTAATGCACTGGTTGCAGTGATTGTGATAGTAGGCATTGGGGTCTTTCCATCACTAACTGCACTGATACCAGTAGGACAAGAAATAGTTCCAATTTTCACCGATGCAGTCTCAGCCCCTTGTAACGCCATTACTTGTGTGCTTGTTGTTTGAGTTCCATTAACAGCAGTAGTAGTTCCCAAAAATGTATAGTTATCATTTGTCAATACAACGGTATACCCATCCGTCATATCTAATAAATCTACTTGATTACTTGCTTTGATTGCCATATTCTTTTATTCCTCCAAATTTAATTCACAGTTGAAAACTGCTTTCTTATTTATATCTCTTGGACTTATAGTAAATATAAATCCTTTATCATTTATTCTTGTATCTTCAATATCTATAGGTGAGAACTCTTTTTCTCCAAGCTTTTTTACACTCCATTGAAGATATGCATTTTTGCCAAATCTTTTTTCCAGCTGTTCAGCACTTTCAATTCTTTCAGCACCGACATAAATATGAACTGTCAATATAGTTGCAATATCACTATTTTTGAATGTATTTCCATTTGAAGATTCAATATATAGAGTTATTGCATCATCACCATAAGTTCCCATTATAAGTGGTTCACTTGTTCTTGATGAACCATCTGTATAATTTGTAACTGAATATGTCCATAGATATTTATTATTTGCATTTATAGTTTGGATAGATGTTGTCCATCCCTCACTGTCTACTCTTATATCTTTACTTTTACTTGATGCTAAATAATAGGTTGTAATATTTTGAATTCCTACTCCTTGTTCAGCTAATGAAAAACTTACATATAATCTAATCGAAGTACCTTTATATGCAACATCACAAACGTATGTTATATTAGGAAATTTGTTTGTCATAATATTTTTATTAACTGATAAAATACCATCTTTTACGATTTCATAACTACTGTCTATGTCGACTTCCTTACTATTGATTATTTTTTTATAACAAATCGTACAGTTACTTAATTCTATAATTACATTGCCGTCCATAATACAAGGTGTAATGATTGCTGGTGTAATGGTCCAATCAGGAATGTAAGTTCCATTATCATTTAATTTTTGAGTTAATGCAGTATTAGTAACGTCTAGAAAACTATTTCCTAAATGAACTGCATCACTTTCATCAACTATTGTTGTGTATCCTGTATCAAATTGAATATTGTCCAATGTAAATACGCACTTAACATTAACTGACATATTAATATCATCAGGAGTTAATGTGATAAATTTACCTGTTTTGTATTTTTTATCATTTAAATACCATTGAAAACTTAGATCATTATAATTTTCAGTAACATCTTCATTAGAATTCATAACATGACATGCAATTTTAATACTTTGATTATAACTATTAAGTATAGTTGCACTAGGTACAAGATTAACAGTAATCAATGAAACATCCAAATCATCTATTTTGGATTCTATTTCATTAATCTTTGTTTTGATTTCTTCATTTGATAATGATAACTCACCCATTTTTGTATTTAGATCTTCTTGCTCTTTAGCAACGATATCTAATTTTAATTTTTCTTGGTCCTGAGATATCTGTAATTTTCTAATTCTTGTTGAATTGGTAATTTTCTTAATAACACGTTCTTCGTTTTTTGTTGGAGTATTTCCATCAACTTCACTTATGGAAAATTCTCCACCTTTATATGTGATAGACAAATCAGTAACCATAAAATTGAATTCATCATTATAATTTACTAAACATCCTGGTAACAAGTTATCTATTGAAATCATTGATATGCTTTTTGTTGAATAAAATGTTAATCCATTTAATTGATCATATAGTTTATCAATCAAATTTTGTTCATCTGTTAAGTATAAATTGTTAGAATCTAGAAATATGGTATTACCCGTTGTATCTCCTTTTTCTAATGGATTTAACCCATTTTCATAATAAATTCTAGACACGCAGTACAATTCATTTTTTTCATAGTTTGTTAACGTATCAGTTTTAGCAAACACATTCTTAGTCACTTGAACAAATTCAAGTGAACCTTTACCACTTGCAAATACATTTGCTCCAAAAAGCTCAGCAATCCATCCTAAGTAGTTTCTAATAACAATGGTATTATCGTACCAGGAAACTTCTTTTTCTAAGATATACGCAGGAATATTGGTTCTTACAATAGAAAGACCAGTCAGCGTTTCTATTTCATCTAACTGGTCTTTAACCGTTACTGGATAAGATAATTGAGTTGTATATGGAGCATCCAATTCATAATTGTTATCATATAATTTTAAGCTTAATGACTTTGTATATTTTTCAGGTTGGTCGTAAACCTTAAAATATCTTACTTCACAATTTTCATTTTCTTGTACTTCCCAATATTTGGTTATATCCAAATCATCAAGAATACCATCATAGTTATCAAATTTAAGGTTTAATTGCATAGTAGGTACATTTCCAATGATATAGCCATTAGCAAAAACAACTGATGATTTATACTCTATAAGTCTATGTGTTACATCTAAATCTCCATATTTTATAAACATTTTCTACACCTCAATCAAAGCAAAAGAAAAAGACTGAACTTTTAATCCCGTCTTTGTTCTTATATAATTATATTTTTTATTTCCGGCATACATCTTTTTCGTGCCCCTAATTCCATGATCAGGAATATACAACTCAACATTGAATTCAGTAGGAGTAACAGCATTTAAAATACTCACGACATCAACAAATGTCTTTAAATTCCATGTCAATGTTACTTTTAACATATTGGATCTAATTCTATTTCTTCTTAAAACACCTGTAGCGATAGGTCTTACACTATCTCCATCCAAATCCTGTATTTCAACACTGATATCAGAAGGTGTAGGTAATAATACACCATTTACTTTTATTTTAGCTTCATCAGCCATTTTCCTACACCTCCTTAATAATCAAATACTGGCTTACCAGTTTGAGCTTCATATTCTTTGATATTATCAATCACCATTCTAGTTAAAACCTTACCATTTTCTAAAACTAAATTGATAACATAAGTAGCCCCATTGCCATTATTATTTCCTTGTGGTAATCTTTCAGAAATCTTTTGAGCGATTAAATCTAGACCCTTTGTATTTCTTTGTAGAGGGATAACTGCTTCGGTTCCTGCCTCCCCAAAGATTGCAGGTGTTGCTTTTGAAACAACTGCACCTTCAGCCAATTTTGGAATTTTTGAAATATTAAATCCTTTTCCACCAACACCTGGAACCCAATTAGGAATTTTAATTTTATTTAATCCACCGATAAAACTGTTGATTCCACTAATGATTGCATTAATAGGCGCTTTAAATATTCCAGCAAAACCACTAACTATATTGCTAAAAATATTCTTAACACCATTCCATGCTCTTGCCCAGTTCCCAGTAAAAACTCCACCAACAAAGTCAATGATACCACTTAACACACCTTTGATTGTGTTCCAGATAGCTGTTACTGTAGAGCAAAAAGCATTAAGAGGTACACCTAATAAGCCGAACGCTTTTGTCCAATCATTCGTAAAACCTACTTTTAAGAAATTAGCAAATCCTTCAAAGATTTTTCTAATGCCTTCCCAACAACGTTTTTCGTCACCAGTGAACACACCAACAAAGAAATCAGTTAAGCCTTGGAACATTTCAATAACATTAGGAATTAATTCATTGATTAAATCTCCCCATGATTTGAATGTATCACTGAACGATCCAACGATAAAATCAACTAATGGTGATAACACATTATCCCATACCCAATTGATTGCATCACCTATAGCTTGGATACCTGGTTTCCATGTGTTCCATACTTCTAGAATTCCTGATAATGAAATTGATAATACGCTTACTAGGAAGTTTGCTAATGGAGCTAGTACATTTTTCCAAAGTGATAAGGCAATCGTAAATACTGCTTCTACTGCTTTGACAAATGTTTTAGCAAGGAATGTTGCTATAGGAACAATAATAGTATTGAATAGATCCAATAGGAAATTAAATATTGGCACTAAAATACTTTTATAAAAATTATCTAATATACCTGTTAATTCACTAATAGAATCATTTACTAATTGTCTAAAACTATCACTTGTTTGATATAAATACACAAGTGCAGCTGTAACTGCAGCTACTATTGTTGCAAAAAATGCCGCAGTACCTGCCGTAGTTCCAAATATAGCCTGGAATCCTACAAGTACGCCACTTCCTTCAGTAATGCTACCCACAAAGACTGAAACAGCGGTTGCTAACCATTGAAACGGAGCAATTAGTGCACCAATAGCTGCAGTAATTGCACCCCAATTCATAATTGTTTCAAATGTCAATAACCCTGCTCCTATCCCAGCAAGAAGCGCTGTGATAACAGGACTATTTTCTTTTATCCAATCTTTAATTGAGTTTAATTTCTTGAGTACTTTGTCTACTGCTTTATCAACACCACTTGTATCAGGCTCTCCAAAAGCATTATCCCAATCAATAGAGCCAATATCATAGCCTCCGCCACCAACTCCTCCAGCTCCGCTTCCACCTGAGCCTCCTGAACCTGATGAATCACTTGCGCTGATTGTATTGATTTCATCAAATGATGCTAATGAACCTAAAGCCTTAGCTGTTTTCTTAGCTTGACCTTCAGTACCTTTTAAAGCTTTGTTTAAACCACCAGTTGAAGCAGTCGCTTTTTTTGCTGAATCACTTGCCGAACTAAATCCTGCACTTGCTTGTTTAGCTCCACTCTTTTTACCAAATAATTTACCAAAAACTCCTGCGATTACATTTGCTAATGTAATTAGTTTTCCAATGATCATATTGATTACTTGGATTACTGGAGTTAAAGCTGCAATTAATCCGTTACCAATAATTCCTAGTAATTGTTTAAATTGTTCTTGTAAAATACGGACTTGATTGGCCCATGTTCCACTTGTTTTAGCAAAGTCCCCTTGAGCCATTGATAGTTGATTCAATACAAAATTGTATCTCAAAGTAGTTAATTCAGCTTGTGACATATCGCTTACATTCTTGCTGATTCCTTGGCTTAAAGCATATGATTGTAAGTTTGTTTGTGTCATGACAATACCTAAATCTTTTAATGTTTCAGTTTCACCAGTAAATACTGACTTTAATTTTATATCAGCTAATTCTTGAGAAATGTTATAAAAGGAAGCAACATCACCTGATAGACCAGCTAACGTTATTGCCATATCATTTGCTTTTTCTTGTCCTAGCCCCATACCTGAAGCCATGGCCATATAAGTTGATGCTGTCTTTTTAGCTGAGAGTTCACTCATGCCAAACTGTTGAATTGAATTTTTAGCAAATCGCTCGGCTTTCCATGCCATATCGCCAAATGCTGTATCAACTACGTTTTGTACTTCTGTAATATTTGAAGCAACCTCTATAGCTTCTTTCCCTAATTTGTATAAGCCAAATCCTGCAGCTACTTTAGCAACCATGGATTTAATACCACTTACGGCTCTGCTAATTCTTCCAGTAGAACTTTCAATACTACTTGCTGATGTTTTAGCTTCATTTGTTGCATTTTTCAATGCATTGCTGAACTTACTCGTTTCAGCTGAGATGATAACTTTTAATTCTTCTAATGTCTTTTTAATCATCTCCTTTAAATTTCTTATTGTAACTGTTAGCAAATCTTAATCTTCTTGCTTTAAAGCTTTCAAATTCATCTTGTTCTTTTTGGATATAGTATTCTTTCTTTTCATCTTCAAATAAATCAGGATAGTAATCCCATATTTGTTTGATGTCACTTTCACTTGCTTTTTCTTCACTGAATATAATACTAATTCCTCTTAATAACTGATCAGCAAGATTGTGATTATGGATTGCTATTTGCTTTTGTTTCATTCTTTCTTTTCTTCGGTAGGATTCAATATAATCTCCTATTTCTAGTACCGAAGACTCCCAAAATAAAAATGAACTAATATCACAATCTAAAGCAATTGGATAAAGTTCATTTATTAAATCGGTTAAAAATTCATATTCTACATTAGCTCCTTCGCTTCCACTAGTTTCTTGTCCATTGTGTCCGCTTGAGCTCGTGAGAAAAAACCACTTACTTGATAAATTGGTAAAAATACATCTGTCATGAATGACATTTGTGTTCCACCTTCCTCACAGTATTTATCAAACATTGTAATTACATCATCTTCTTTGATGCCGTGTTGAAACTTTTTCAATGCACCATGAGTAATAAGTAACATTACTTTTAATGGTGGCAATGCACCTTCTTCAGCATTAGAAACAACTGTTAAAAGATTAACTCTTAATTTTGATTCTAAATTAACAATTTCAGAAGTACTTAATTTTAATTTGTATTCTTTTCCATCTACTTTCCAAATAGCATAAGGCTTTCTTTTAGGGGTTTCTTCAACTGTAACTTCAACTTCTTCTAATTCACCACTTAATGCTCCCATTTAATTTCTCCTTTCTATGCAATTTCAGGATCTGTAATTTCAAATGCTGATGACAATGCAATATTTAAATCAAATTCAATAACTCCATTAACTCCACCACCAGTACGTTTAACTGAAACTTGACCTGTGAACTCAGTAGTTGTTCCATCTTTTAATGTTTCTTTAAAAGATAGATTTTCTCCTGATGCTTCATATGCCCTTAATACACGATAAGGGCTGTCTTTTGCTGTGTTATCATATTTGAATTTATAAGTAATATCCCCTGGATCTCCAATACCCATTTCATACATTTTTTGAGTATCATCTAAATCTGTATTTTCAACCTTTTCAGGATCTACACCGATTTCAGGAATTTCTTTTAATCCTTTTAATTTTGTATAAGTAGTTACTGTTTTGCTTTTAAATTCTAATTTAGCACCATTCGCTAACATACATTTTCCTCCTTGACTTTTTAACTTGTATGATAAATAAACTGTTTATCACAGTCTATAATTGCTTCATATCTCATTTGTTTATGTTTTAAACCGCTAGGATCAGGAACATCAGAACATGACGTTCTTAAAAAACCTAAACCTGCCATTACTTCATCTACATCACACGCAGTTTGTGATGTGCTTTTATTATCCCAAATATCAATTCTATATCGAATGAACGAGGATTGTTCTTTATCATCAGTAAAGTCAGCTACTTTATTTTCTTCCTCGACATACTGAACCGCAGGTAAATCGGCCCAGTTTTGAGGATAAGCATCACTTACATTCTTATTTTTTTGAGAAAGTCCTTTATAAACAATGTCTTTAACATTAATCATTTATTACATAGCTCCTTTAGCTTCTTCCTAAATAATCTTTCAGTATTTTTTGCTATTGCTTGTTCTTGATCATGAAGTGCAGGATACATAAAAGGCCTAGCCATTTGTCCTCTTGTACCATAGCCTATGACATCTCCGTTTTTATAGATGATTTTGAAACCATATCCCTTAGCTTTATCAACTGGCATTGCATCAGCTGGAATCATCCACCCCGTTTGTTTATATTTAGGATTTACTTTAGGTGATATTCCTTGATGATTTGCCTCTCCATTAGGACCAGTACCAAATTCATAATAAGGTGCATACTTTGAATTGGTATATACAGTAGAAGAAACTATGCCTTCTTTTACTTCGTTTTTAACTCTAACTGAACGAGCTAAAGCTCCAGTATCACTTGAAATCAAAAGCTTTGCTTGACTTTGAACAATTGCACCTGCTTGTTTAACAGCTCTCATAGTTACTTCTTGTCCTGCATTTGAATCTAATTCAGATAATTTTTTTATGAGGTTATTAAAATCTTTATTTGTCATATCTTCTCAATTACTATAGCTTTAAAACGCTTAAATTTTTGAATGCTGACAACTTTATAAGCAATTCCCTCATAATTTATCATGTCGTGTTCTTTAATCTCTAGAGAGCCATAATAATGCATATTTAACATAGCATTTACACGCATTCCATAAAGTTCAACTTGCAGTTTAGAACTGACTGGCCATATCAAAGCTTTATCTTCATATGATTCATCACTATAGCTTTCCATGATATTGCCTTCATCATCTTTTGAAGGATTATATTTATTCAGTTGAAACGTCTTGAGACTTCTTTTTTTCATCTTGTAATCTCCTTGCATAAGGTGATAAGCGATAATTGGTAATACCTGATAAAATAGCATCTTCAGTTAAATAAGATTCACTTTCTCCACCCTCATTATAAGAAGCTAATCCTTCATTACCTTGCTTGTTATAACGTGCAATAGCAAGTTTTAATACAAATGGATATAAATCGTCTATCAACTCACTTCTGTTAGTTTTAGATAAAACTGTTTGTTTAGAATTTGAAACAAGAGAAAAAGTTAAATCAGGGTCTTTTTCTCCTGTTAAATTCTTAAACTCTTCTAAAAGATTATCCATTTTGTTTAATTACAGCAATCAATTCATCTTTTGTAAGTGAGTCAATATTTTCAATTCCTAATTCTTCAGCGTATACCTTTAATTCATCTAATTTCATTTTAGAAACAGGTTTATTAGGTTTTACACTTTCATCAATGCCTTCTAACTGTTTGATTTGGTTATTTAAATCATCCAAAGAATCGCTAACGATATAATTCAATGGATCAGTTCGACATATTTTTATAACATCATTATTTAAACACTCTGTAGAAACAGTTGTTTTAATATTGTAAATAAAAGCCATTATTTACACCTCCTATGATGGATTTGCAGTTAATACTGCAATACATTTAGATTGGAATACTTTAGCACCATATACATGTAATCCTTTTACAGCATCACTAAATCTTTTTTCAGGTCTATATGCTTCAGTTGATAAAATTTGTTCAGCGTAAGAACCAGCTTCATCTGTTCCACCAATAATTTTGTATTTTGTTTTAGCAGTGTTTGGAACATTGTTAGAAACATAAACAGTAAAACCTGCAGCTTTACCAACTTCCCCACCTTCTAGAATTGCCTTATTATAATCAGTTCCATTTCCCACAAAACGTTCATCTTTTAATAATAAGCCATGATACCAAGCTGGAATAACTACCCAACGTCCTACTGTAGGTACATTCGCTTCAGTTAATTTAACACCTAAATCAACAAGAAAATCATAAGCAGTATCTTTTGTTGGCACTTTTGGAGTTGTATCACTACCAATAGTATTATCAGCATGAACGTTGATAGCTAATAAGTTAGCTGCAAAAGCATCAACAACATCATTCATACCATAAGCTGCTCTTTCCATTGCTTTATCCATTAATTTAGGATTTGTTTGAGCATTATCAACATCTTCAACAGCAAAGTTGAAATATTTAGCTTGATCAATCTTTAATTCTTGTTGTTCTCCAGATAAATCTTCAGGAGCTTCAATATCTTCACCTTTTGTATAATCTTTAATTGTTACGTTACCAATTTGATTTACTTTGACAGTATCACCAAAGTTCTTAATTTCCCCTTCATAATCTCTATTTAATAAGTTTAAATATACATGTCTTTTATCTAAATGTCTTAAAAGACGTGCACTCCAAATTGTTGGAATAAAATTTGCTACCGACATATTTTAAATATCCTCCTATTTTTGATTTGACATAATTTTTTGAACTTCATCCCAGTTTTCATTAATTTCTTTAGCTGACATATTTTTAATCGATTCTAAAGAGATTGTTGTATTTCCTGGAACTTTCTTCATTGGAGCATTGCCCTTGATTTTTTCTTCAACTGCTTTTTCTACTGCACTTTGAAATGCTTTTTCTACAACTTCAATGCTCTTTTTACAAGATTCAGCATCAGTTAAATTAAGAATTTCAGCAAGTTCAGTTGGAATTCCTTTATCAGCTAATTGAACTTTAGCTTGAGCAGTCAATTCTCTACGAGTAATTGCAGCTTCTCTATCATCTAATTCTTTATTTCTTTTTTCTTCCTGATACTTTTTCTTTTCTTTTTCGCTCATTGTTTCTAATTTTTGAGCTTCAGTTTTTTCATCTTCTAAATGCTTTTCCCAAGCTTTACGTTCTTTAGCAATTCTTCCTTGAACGATTTTATCTAATTCTTCTTGGGTAAAAGTTTTTGTTTCTTGACCACCTTCACCACTATCTTGATTATCTTGGCCAGTTCCTTGATCATCATTTCCTGAACCATCTCCGGAATTATCATCAGCAAATAATTGAATATCTAAAGGAAACATAAATTTCTTTTTCATAAATACCTCCAGTTAAAGTCCGTAAGACTATCCCATCTTTTAATGTCGTAAGTTTTTGGACAATAAAAAAAGACAATTTCAAACTGTCTATTTATTAGGTTTATTTTCTTTTATTTCTTCTACAACTTTCACATCCAACAACTCTTTTATGCGATTAGCATCATTGACCTCAAATACATCACCAGCATACTTAACGACACCTGTATTTTTATCAATCATATTGCGAATAACTTTAAGTTTTGCCATATTTCTTCTTGTTCCTTTCTAATGATTTGGTTTTAGATTTTGGTGGTGGTACATAACAGTCGTACTTTTCATATCTTATTCTTCCACAAATCATACACATATATTGAATTTTCTTAACTAAGCAACTTCTCTTGTTATCAAAATATTGTTCAGTACGATACTCAAATTCTTGATGATGATGTGGTCTTAATCCTTCAGCCATGAATAATCTCCTTTCTTTAAATTTGAGCAAAAGAAAAACCGACTATTTGTCGGTCTCATCTCTAAATGCATCTTCATAATTTAATTTTCCTGAATTTAAAACGAAATCCCTATCTCGCTTCATTTCTTCTAATTCTTCTTGAGTTTCAACATGTTCACCAACAATAATTTGGTCAACATTCTCATATGTTTGATAAAACATGTAATTTACACCATCATTTAGCGTTGGGTACAATTCAGCTTCAATAGTTGCTAATGCCAAAGAAACTTGTAATGCAAACAAAGGGTCACCATCAAATGAAGGACCTAAATCATTTAAATGGAACATGCCAACTGATTGATCATTGCTATTAAGATACGTCAATTTTAAATCATGTTTAAGACTAGCATATTCATTTGACATTTTTATCACCCTTTTCTTTTTTAATGATTTTGTTTTTCATGTTATTTAACGATTCTTTTGTATAATTTCTATATACCCAAGAGTTATTATCTTTTCCTGATACAATGTTTATATTAATATTTGCATCTATAACCTCTTGTTTTCCTATAAGTTCATTATACACTGAATTACAACTAAAACACATATCTTTTTGAGATAGAATATAGATTTCTTGTTCTTTTAATTCACCTTTCAATACCTGATTATAAATATATTCAAAAAACTTGTATTCCGTATCATACTCTCTTGTATAATCATTTTCACGACCTTTATACGGAACAAGCTTAGTATGCGGATGTAATCTTTTTATTACTGGTGATGTTATTAATTTACTTTTATCACCTTTATAATTGTTGAAAACATCATCATTTGTACTTGATATTCTACTAGATGCAATAAAAAAATCATCTCCAATTTTCATTGATGCAACATTTCCTTTGCTAGCTCTCGTTGTCATGTATTTATTTTTTGCAACGAATGCCTCTTTATCAAGCTCTAAAATAGTTTTGGCATCAACAGTCCCATAATCGACTTTGTACCGATTAACCGTCCTATAATTATATTTTAGATCATTCCATTGTTCTACATTTTTGTATTTCAAATCTTGAAATTTAGATAGTGATGAAGGCATATTTTCTTTACCTAAAACATTAATATAATTTTGATACTGTTTCCTATCATTCGACAAATTCTTTGTTTTTTTCATAAAAGTATCAACAGTATCTACACCATGTGTTTCTTGTTGCCTTTTTAACCACTGATCATAGTTCTCTTTAACGTCAACAACTTCATCTCTACCAGTAATAGGATTACGTTGTCTTTTCTTCATGGCATCAGTAACACCCTCAATATATGGAATCATATGAGAACGGCAATTAGGATGAAGTGGTGGAACATTAACACCAACTTGTGCTTTTGATATTTCAACGATACTTCTATCATGTTGTTGACATATCTTTGATGTTCTACTGTCATGTACTGCAATAAACATTTGTTTGTCGATACCAGCATCCTTAAAAGCTTGTTGATCAGCAAAAGCCGACATTGCAGCACTTTCGGTTTGAATTAATCGCCTTGCTTGATAAGCACCAACAGCAAACTTATTCATGATAGTATCAGCCATTTCCTTTTCGGTTTTATTTGTTAATACACCTAGCATCATTTCATCTTTCAATGAATCAGCTAATGTGCTTGTATTGTTCCAAATTCTATCCGAATAATTTTTACCACTCCATTTAGATTTAAGCATCTTATCAATCAAACTTGCATCTAATTTATCAAATTGGTAGGCAACATTCATACCTTGTTGAAGATTATAAATATCTTTGTAATAAGTATTAAAAGCACTGTTGATATAACAATCAGTGCTCTTGTCTTTTTCGATATCATAGACTTCTTTCATCAGCTTATCTAACTGACTTTGCATATTTTCAAGTCGTTTTATTCTATATTGATAAGCTGGATCATCAAGTCTTTTTAATAATTCCTCTCTTTGCTGATTAGAGACGTTATTTTTCAACAACCTTTTTAATTCACTATAATCATGATCATTTACCATTGTTGAAAGTAATCTTTTCGCTTCTATTTCTGATAATCCATAATTACTTTTGTATTTTTCAAATATTCCTTCTATTTGATTTTGAGTATAAACACATGCCTTGCTGTATACGCTAGAAATATATTCACTGGATACTTGAGCATCATCTAATATATCAACAAGTTTTTCTTCTTGTCGTTTCTTCCAATATTTCTCATTTTTCATATCAACTCAACCATTTAATTAGCTTTGCTAGGGTTTTGTTTAGAATCTTTACTATTGGAAGCATCATCTTTTGTTTCATCATTGTTTTCCTCATCTTGATTGAATGGTGTATCATTTTGAGATTTAAACATTTCTTGTTGAAGTTTAATGTTTTCTTCATTCTCTTGCTTTACTTTTTCAACTTCACTAGTTGCATCTTCAACAAAAGGAAGTTGTTCAATCAATGTTTCAGTTGAAACTTTACCACTTAAATCAGCTATCATTTGAGCAAGTTCATTTAAATTTTTAGGAAGCTTACGAGTAAATGTAATTTTTACATTGTTAGGATTAATAGCAATAGCTTTCAAATTCAAGTAATTACAAAATAGTTCAATTCTTTTTTTTAAACCTTTCTTGTAATACTTTTCCTTTTCTCCTGTAATCATTTGTAAGCCAAGCAATTTATATTCCATGGCCACTCCTGAACTGTTACCAACAAAATTTTCATCAGTAAGATTAGGAACATGAGAAAATGTATAGATATCTTCTTTGATTGCTTTTCTTAATACTTCCATACCGTTTTCATCAAAAGTTCTAGAAATATATTCAGCTCTCGCATCTGCAGGAAGCTCCAACAATCCATTTTCTTTTAAAATCTTCACAACTTCGCTTACTTCTTCGGAATCATCACCCATCAATGATCCATAAATAACAAGTAACGCTTCAACGAATTGCTCTTTGTCATTAACACGATCACTCATTAACTTGTTGTAAGCATCAATCAATGATATTTGTTGTTCAAAATCACCAATACATAATTTGTTATTACGATATTCAATAATTGGAACATTTCCAAAATAATGAGGTACTGGTTCATTGACCATTTGATGTTTTTGTCCACTGCATTCAAGGATCATTGTGTTGACATAATTTTTAGTACAAACAGTAGCACGATAACAATACTTACTTGTTATTGCATCTTTATAACGATAGTAGTAAACACCAAACAAAAGATTTTGCTCAATCGTATCATCATATACAAGAAATGTGTGGTCAGCTTCTATATTTCTTAAGGCAATTTCAGTAGTATCTTGTTTGATATAAACATACTCATAAGCAACACCACAAACACTCATATCATGAGCATTATCACTATCAACATCATCAACATCTGCTTTATCAAACGCATCAGTCAATTTATCGATATTTTCTTGTCCCTCATCATCAAAACTCGCATAAGAAATAGGACTGTTCATGAAATAACCTGTTGCCGTATCACTAATATCTTTAGCATGATTACACACAATACGGTTGTTTGCTGATGTCTTTAGTTTTTTTCTTCTATGTCTTATATCATGATTTCCTTCATAATATCTTTGATTTTTTTTTATTCTTCCAACTAATGTACGGTGTTTAGTAATCAGCTGTTCTATTTGAATCATATTCAGTTGAGTTTCATCATAAGTTGTACTATCTATTGTAAACATGTACATATGGATACCTCCTAATTTTCATATCTAGCACGGTTCTTGCCTGCTCTAGCTTTACTTTGGATAATGTCGGCTTCACAACCATATCGTGCAGCATCAATTGTATGGTTATTTTTATCAGGAAACTCACCTTTAAGATTTCCTTCCTTATCTTTTTCAATTTCATAATCATTAAACTCCCTTGAAGCATTAGGACAACGGATAGGATCTATAATAATTTGTTCTAAATCCTGTAACCATTTAATTCCATTTTCTACACTGTCCGGTCCTTTCTTTGCTCCAGTTACTTTTAATCCTAGTAACTTAAATTCATTGATAGTACGAGGCTCCGCGCTATCACATGTTACTAATTTATTTAATGGATTTAACCTCTTGATTTTCTTAACCGCTTTAGCATTAGAAAGACGAGTACCATATACTTCTCCAAAAATAAAAAGACGTCTTCGCGTCTTGTCATAATGCATTTTTAAATAAGCTAATGGATCTCCTGCATATCCAAAGTCCAAACCATTTTTTAATTTATCGAAAGTTTGTATTTCTTCACTTGTAATTTCTCTAATTGAAAGATTGGTGAACACTTCACCACCTGTACCAGTAACTTCACCTAAATAATCATGATTGTACTTTTCAGGGTTAACTTTTTTCATGTGTTCAGCTTCAATAAGGAATTGTTCTCCAAGCCACTCTTGAGGAGCCTGAAGATAAGTTGTGTGTGAAACTAATGTATCAGGACGTTTGATAAGGACTTGTTTATTACACCAATTCCTTTGTGATTCAGGCGGGTTGAATGAATAAAATACACAATATTCAGGGCCACCACGAAGCAATGACTGATTGATATTCGTTATCTTGTCACAGCTTTCAAATTCATCACATTCTTCATACCAAACATATTTTATGTAACCTACAAACACCTTTGTTGATTTCAATTTTTTAGGATTGTCAGCACCTTTAAATATAATAACTTGTCCTGTTGGTTTGTAAGTCATCTGCAGTTTTGAATCAGGAATATCCCAATCATCTTCAGCTTTCAACATGTAAATGGCCCACTTGATTTGCTCGTAGACTGAACCTCTCAACGTATCTTTAACGCGTCTAATTACTACCGCATTGCTCATCAGTCCGTTTTGTGCATCCCTCATGATACCTAAAGGAATTTCAGTACCAATGAATGAAGACTTCAATGATCCACGGCCACCTTTTAACCAATAGTGCGTGTAATCTTTGTTTTTGATATGCTTATGAACATCATAGAAAGCAGGACCAATAATGGACTTTAAACTAACTTTCATCTATATCATCTACAATTACTGTTTGACCGTTTGAAGTAATATCAACATTGTCCCTAAACATACCAAAACGCTTACCAAGTAATTCAGCAGCTTTCAATCTTTCTTTTTCATCAGGCGGTTTAGCAATAACTTCTTGAAAACCATCACCAGCTAGAGCAAGAACATTTGATTCATTTTTGCCTCTCATCACTGATGTAAGATATTCCATGACTTCTTGAATATCTGCAGTCTTTTCATTATGGATTTCTTCCAGTCGCTTGTTGATGTATTCAGCAATATCTTTTTGTTTAAGAAGCTTGTTTGCTCGAACACCAGCAACATTATCATTCTTAATCGTTTTATATACTGTTCTATAGGCACGTGTGCCATTTAGATCAATTAAATATTCGTCACAAAACAATTTTTGTTTTTCGGTCATAATGACACACCTCCTTTGTTTACTGTTGGTCGCAGGACTAGGAGTCAAACCTAGAATACAAGCTTAAGAGACTTGCGTGATATCTTTTCACTATCCTGCCTTGTTTTGGGTAAAAGAAAAACCACGTCATTCTGTGGTTTAATTTAATATTCAACTATTTCTTAATTAACTTATTGTTTATAATATCAAGATATGCCTTATCTCTTATTTCCTCACTACTTAAATTGTTAACTAAATCAATAATAGTTAAAAACTGTTCATTTTCATGAAGCGCATTAAAATATGCATGTAAATTTTTTTGTGTGTTCTTAAAAACATATAAAGAAGTAGCACTAATTGTTTCTAAAAGCGCAGCACTTATAATCGGCAAGTAATTTAATTGTTTCATAAAAACAAACGCAATTACCGAAATAATTATACACACTATTCCTACTACACAACTTACAACCGCCAAAAGAAACGATATGTTCGCAAATGTTTTACTCATAACATAATACTCTTTTATTTCTAAAAGATTATTTTCCATTAATTTTTTAGAATTAATTTTTATTGTCTTACCAAGAGTATCATTTATTTTTATTGTCTTATCAAGAGTATCATTTGTTTTTATTACACTATTATTAGTTATATCAAATAGTGGCATTAAATCTTTTTTATATTTTTTTACTTCTTTTTCATTGTATTCATTATTTTTTTTCATTGTAACACTAAAAGTTAAAAATGTTACCAGTATTGACAATAAGAAAGTAATAATACTTAATTCATCCATTTAATTCTCATCTCCATTTATTTTAGTATAAAACAAGTAGAATAATTATTCTATAGCTTTTTAGTAATATTACTATTATTTGTAAAGAAAAAGCATCTTGAATTAACAAGATGCTATAGATAGCGTTCCGGATTTCAACCGGACCCTTTCCGTACAACATAAAGTTGAAAAATATAAGAATTGAATGTCAACCGCTAGCTACTTCATTTCTAACGCTTTGCGGTCTATCTTATAAGTATCAGACTGTACTCACTCGTATACTAATCACTATCTATTTCTATTTTTCCATATTTTATTTATTTTATCAAATTAAAAAGCAACCGAAGTTGCTATTACTTACTATTCTTTTTTTCTGCGATAACTTTTCTTAAAACTTTATTGTATTTTTTTTAATAAATTTCATCACAATTAAATAAATTTAGACCATATTTTTTAAACAATTTGTCTAATTCATCACACAGCACATTCTCGTAAATCAAATTCATAGTATCAGTAAAATCCATCTTGTGTGATAATAGACTCTCTAAAAAATTAATATCATATTTTTCTAATAGTTTTTCAATATCTTTTTCAAAATTCATTTATTTTTTCCTCCCTTTTGATGATTACTTATACAATATCATTTTTTTCAACAAAAATCTAAAATTTCATTACATTTTATTAGATAACAGTATAACAAACTAAAAAGCCCCTGAAACAAGAGCTTTTCAAAGTAATACATCTTTAGGGAAAAAATCAATCGTGAATGAATCAATACAAAGTGTCGGCATCATGGATACCTCTTTCTTTTTAAATCCACATTACTATAATAACACATATTTTATGTTCATCACATATCATTACATATCATCTTTACTAGATTTCTAATCGTGTTTGAGAATTAACCAAATCTATCTTTAATTTCATGTTGTTATCAGAAGTCCATGTTTTTAGATAGTTGACTGCATTTTCAAAATCAGTTATCAAACAATCCCTATAGCTTGAAATATTGAAGTATTGCTTAAAATCCCTCCAAATAAAGCTAAAGAGTTGCTTTGAGAGTTCTTTGTATGCAGGAGTATCTTTGCCACCTAACAAAGAAATGATTCTACTTTTGCAAATGCTTTGTAATTTTAATTGTTGTCCATGATCTATCGTTAAAGTATTTTCCAAACCATTGACTTTCATTTCCAACTTATCAACTCTTTGAGCTGTTTCTTCTTGAACTTTGACACTCAAAAGTAAAATTTCTCTATCAGTTTTTGGGATTTTTATTTGTTTTTCCATTTCTTCAAAACGATTAACATATTTAGCAGTAAAGATTACACCTTTTTCTCCAGTTAACTTGTTTGCTACCATTTCACAACCTTTCTTGGTTAATAGGTAGCATTTTAAAGTACGACCCGTTTTATCTTGGTATTCACTAGGAATAAAGAAATCCACTGAACTCAATTTTGAGTTGAGTAAAATTTTCTCGTAATTACTTACTTTTTTCAACAAATTATCATGGCGCATATCAACCATTTCAGCAACTTCTCTACTGTCGATCGTTTCAATTGCTGATGTGTTCATTAATTGATTATCCATTGAAAGCACATCCTTTCTTTTGTGCTTTTGCACCTTGAACATATCCAAATACAAAGAATTTACAAATTAAGTCAAAATGTCCTTTACTTGCTTTTTCTATTTTTCTAATATCTTCAAAAGTTAGATCATATCTAGTATTTATCTTCCCTTTTGCATTTTCTATTGCTTTTAATGTGTTTAATCTTCCCATTGTTTTTTACCTTCCTTTTCCTCTTTTGATTGAATTTCTAGGCAAACAATGTTAAAATACATTCGCCTAGATGGTTTAATAGAGAGTATTGTTTTAGCGGACAACTCTCTATTTTTTTGTTTCTAAATCTTTTTTAATCAACGTAGTTATATAGCCTTTTATTGTTTGACCATTTTCGGCTGCTCTAACTTTTATTTTCTTATGTAAATCTTCATCAATCTGAAATAACAAGTTTTTCATAAGCTCCTCCTTTCGTTTACATTTATCATTGTATATTTATAAATATAATTAGTCAATAATATTTAACGCTTTTTATTAACTAATGTTTATTTTTATTAACAATCACTATATAATATAAGTGAAGGTGGTAAATATGAACGAACAATTAATAGCAAAAAGATTAAAAGAACTTAGAGAATCTATGAATTTAACACAAAGTCAATTCGGTGATTTAATAAATGTAGCACAAACTACATTGTCTTCATATGAAAATGGCTCAAAAACACCAAATATAGATACTTTGTACAACATCGCTAAGAAATGCAACATTTCTATAGACTGGCTTTGTGGGCTTTCAAACATTCATAAAACAAAAGATTTTACATCATATTCCGATATTTTCAATTTAATAGTAAATATTTGTAAATCTATTCATATTGATATAGAAGAATATCATTATTCTCAAGATGATTATAATATGTCTTTAGTAGTTAAAAATTCTATATTAAATGAATTTTTAACAAAATGGGGAAAAGTAAAAGCTCTGTATGAAGATCATACACTTGATGCAGATACATACGAAATCGTCGTTAAATCGTTAATAGATAACTATGCTAAAAATACTTTAAAATATGATAAATTTGTATTAGAGGATATATTAAATGATATAACATTTTAACTCCCATTCTAACGAGTAGGAGTTTTTTTATATTTCAATCATTTCTAAACCCTTTTCATAGTACCTATAGATTTGAGAATAGCTAAAACTCATATAATCAGGAATTTGAGATAAAGGAATGAATTCCAGGAAACGGTATTCTAACACAAATCTTGCTTTATCATCTTTTACGCCTTTAACACATTCTTCAATACTCTTTAACTCTTCCTCTAATAGCGTTTTTTCTTCGATATAGGAGCATAAAGACTTTTTAGGACTATTTATACTCGGCGTATACTTTATCGCTTGTACACCTTGTATTTGATTTTTTACAAATTCTAATCTTTCTTTTTTATCCTTGTAAGATTTTAAATACTCTATTTTTTCTTTAGAATCCATTTCTAAACCTCCTGCTTTTTATTTTTCTTAACTTTTCTTAATCATTCATCAAAACCTATTCCCAATATAATCAAGTAAGCTTGGTTGATCTTTGCACATCCTCAAAGAACAACGCTTCTTGTCATGATTGAAATATTTACATGATGGACATTTCTTACGATCAATTGGTTTTGCGATATCTTCTTTTCTCATTTGGAATTACCTTCATCTTTTTTTGGTGGACAATATTCTAAACACCAATCACTAGGTTCTTTACTCATGCAACAGCAAAGAGGAAAAAGTGGACACTTTCCTTCACATTCATTTTGAGAATTGCAATAATTTTGAATTGTTTGCAATGAAACATATTCATCTATGCTATTTATCCATATCATTCATCATAAACTCCAAAAATGTATTTTTTAATATTATCTTTTCCTGCTTCTTTAATAGCTTGGTCTATTAATTCATCATTGTCAAAAAAGATTATTCCTTGGCTTTGACAGGTATCAACTATAGTTTTTCTAATTAAATTATCCTCGTGATCATAAAAAAAATAATAATTACGTTCACCAATTTTAAATCTTCTTCTACCATACTTTAACAAAGTGGCTTCAACTCTACGTTTTTCAATCTCAAATTTAGCTTCTTCTTTAGTTAAGAAACAACTGCCAAGCGATCTTCTTGCAATGTCGGTATCATAATTGTTCCATTTATCAGAAATAAACATCCCAAAAGAAGAAAAATACCAATATATATCGTCTTTTTTTAAATCCCACACCGTTTTAGGTTTAGGTGGAGTGAGAAACTCTTTTAACTTTTCCTCATCCACTTCGTATCCTTTGTATTTTTTTGCAATTTCTTCTACTTTAATCATTTTCATTACTACCTCCAGCATATAAATCAAATATATTGCAAACTAATTGAAGCGCATCTTCTTGTGCACTATCGTTTTGTGTGATATATTCACTGCCACATGGTTTTGCTAATTCATGATCTTTAGCATACGCATTTATTAGATTCATGATTTTTGATTCAATGTTCATTTTCTATTTCCTCTAACTTTCTCTAAATATTTGTTTTGTTTTTAAGAATGTATAATTATCAAGTTCTCTTACTTCACCATTTCTATTTTTAGCAATTTCAACGGTTACTTCTTGATAGTATTTCTTTTGGTCTTCTGGTGTTTCTCTTTGTTTACTTTCTTTTAGCAAAAGCACATGAGTAGAACTGTTTTCTATTTCTCCTGATGATTTTAAAGAGGACATGCTTATGTTGTTGGTTTTGATTGAAACTCTATCAAATTGACTTGCCACGAAAATGATAAGATTGTTATCCAAAGCTAGATTTCTTAATTCCTTCATACAATGAGTAACCTTGTCATATTCATTTCTACTGAAATTCCTATCTTCAGTTTCTAATAATCCAATATGATCCACAAACACAATATTGATTTTGTTTGGATCTAACGCATTAAGAGTTACTGCCTTTAGTTCCTCTATTGAGATAGAGCCACTTTTAATATAGGAATTATTGTTTTGTATTTTATCCCTAGCTTTTATATAGAAGTCCTCATTGATGATACCTTTGTTAAATTCATCAACTTTATGATCTGAAGTAATTGCCAGTAATCTCTTAATCATGATTTTCGGTGAAACCTCTAGATTGAAGTAATGGCACTTGTACAGGTTCTTGTATTGTGACAAGGATTTGTACAGGTTTAATAGAAATGCCGATTTACCAAAGCCACTAGTACCTGCAACCGTCACTAAATCAGTTACATCCAGTTTGAGGAAAAGGCTTAAAATACCAAACCCATCTATAACAATCCCTTGGCTATCATCTGATATCATTTCGTCAATCATATCCTTAGATAGTGCTTCAACCTCTATTTCACAGTTTAGCTTTACAATCTCAGTCAACCTCGAATAGTATTCATTCATTGAGATTGTTCCACTTACTGCACCTAACTTTATCAACTCATCCTTTTTGTAATCTTCTAAAATCAATTTAGCATATCCCAATGCCATGGATTCTTTGTCACTATCAGCATACATGTTGTTGATATATACCTCTGTGACAAAACCCTTTGCTTCTTCAAGAGTCATGTAATCAAGCATACGCTCAATATCCATTTTGTTTTCATTCTTTAGATAGCGATAAAACTTCTTGTAAAGACTACTCATGAAGTAATCTTCACTAAATTTGATTTTGTCTACTAATTTTCTATCATTGGATAAAATGCTTAAGAATTGAAATTCATTGTCATATCTTTTTACGTTGTTATCATTCATAACCATCCTTCATCTTAAGCTTCTTCCTAATCTCATCCAATTCTTCTTGTTCTTTTAAGTAGACTTTGTATTTTTTGAACTTATCTTGATAATCCAAATAAATATCATTTTCTAAAAATGTTCTTGAATACATCATTGAAGTTCTATCACTTGCATTTTCTTTTGAATATTCTTTAGCAGCGAAAATAACTAGATCAATTTTTTCTTCATCAAATTCATGTTCCTTCCATGCTTCATAAGTATCTTTCTTCGAACCTTTCTTTTGATATGCCTTCCAAAATCTCACAAAATCATCATCAAAAATTGTTGTAGTTGTAGGAGTATCATCAGATACTACTACATTCTTTATATTCTTTTCATTCTTGTTAGTGGTCGGTCGTTGGTCACTTGTTGGTCGTTCATTGGTCAATTCGTTGGTCACTTTTTGGTAATCATCATAATTATTTACTGATATAACAGTACCTTTGGAACTTGTTGAGATGGTCAATTCGTTGGTCATTTTTAGGTGTTCTAGTGCAGTCCTTACTTTACGCTCGGTCATTCCCGTTTCCTCAGCAATAATCTTCCTGCTGGTAAAGAAACTCCCTCGTTTAACCACATCACCTTTGTATTTTTGATCTCTATGATTTGCTTTTAACAAGCAATAAATAAAGACGTGTAGCGTACTCGAATCCTTGAACCATTCCCAATTTATCATTGACCTATACAATTTGAAAAAACCTAACTTTTTGTTTTCCTCAAACGACATACTAACCACCATTTTCTTTCAATAATTCTACAATTCTATAACCTGTTTCCTCTTTCTTGCAAAAGTGAAACTCAACACCATATCTTTCTATTTGCGTGTTCATCCCTTTGTACAACATTTCACCAGTCATAAAACGTTGATGAAACATACTGTTTGGATTCCACCACTTTTTAACATCTTCAATAGATTTTATTTTGTCATCTTCAATCAGGAAGATAAGCTTTATTCCGTTTTCATTTGCTCTTATCATTTCTCGTTTGAAACGTGCATGATCTGCACCCATATTAACTGCATATTCTCCAATAGATTGTTTTCTATCAATCGCACATTTGATATTTGAAAATGACATGTAATCACCAACATCAAGCTTTTTAATAAGATATTGAACACCTTGATTATCAAAGTGTTCAAATATCCTTTCAGTTTGACTTGGTTTTTCTCTTGTATCCACTTGAATCAGCATTAGAATTGAATATCATCTTCCATGATGTTGAAACTATCACTTGTACCAGTATTAGATACACTAGGATTAGTAGAAGCACTAGATGATGATTTATTTTTATCTACTGGTTCAATAGAATATTTGTGTTCTGCAATATTTTTAACAGTTGTAAAAGATGGAAAATCAGTTCCTTCTTTTTCATCACCAAACTTATCAGTATAGATATTCTTTTTGTAAATGACACCAACCAATTTACCTTTTAAATCGTTTGTTTCATTATTCCATTTAAATGCTTGATTTGATTCTTCTAAATAATTTAATAGATCCGCAAATGCATATTTAGCACCTGTATATTGAAAATTAAAATTCACTACAGCTTTTTTATTCCATTTATCTGGAACAAATTTTGTTCCTCCACCAGCTTGTTGATATTCTTTTAAATAAACATCCTTGAATTCTCCTTGAGCAATGTCAAAGAAAACCTTAATTGTTTCTCCTTCCATGCCAACATTAACGATTTTTCCTACATACCCACCTGGTTGTAAGAACTTTCTTTCATATTCTTTTCTGTTGAAATTTAATTGCATTTCTTTTGTCTCCTTCTACTTGATTTGAATGTTTTGCTTTTCTTCTAAATGACAATAATTACTCATATTGTCTTTAAGCCACTTCTTAATGGCTGTTTTATCCAATGATTCAGTTACTTTGGTTTTGTATAAATCAGTCAAACCTTTTTCCTTGAAATCATTCAATAAAGCTACTGCATCATCAATTGCAACTGATGTTGACTTTCTAAAACTGATAACAACTCTTGGTGTTTCAATCTTCTTAATGCCATTTTCTAGCATAAAACTAGATAAGAAAGTTTTGGTATTGTTTACCTTGTTTTCTAAAACCTTTTTTCTTTCCGTTAGCGCTTTGATTTCATCATCTAAAGCTTTTACATCACTTTCACGATTTTTATTGATTAAAGCTAAATATGAGAGTTTTTGCTCCATGTTTTCATTTAATTGAGTGAAGAGAACTGGATCAGTAATTTCTCCAGTTTCTTCATTTACAAGATTTTCAATTTCTTGTGGAATTTCATATAACTTCATTTATTTTTCCTCCTTTAAAATTTTAATTAATGCTATTGCGTTATTGATTGATAAAGATGGTTTTGTAATGCATCCATCAACCAATTTATAAAAATCATTGCCCATATCAAATTTAACGTAGTCTCCAACTTTTACATCATCAACATAGTGATATTGGTTATGTGTACAATTCTTTTCTTCTTGAGTAAGCTTCTTTTCAAACTTGATTAAACTAATTGAATTGGTAAGTTTTAATTCCAAAGCTCTAATACCTAGAGTTGATAATCTATCTTTAACAATCCAATTATTTTTGTTTAGAATGAATTCTCTTCTTTGATCATTATTCTTGAGCATTTTCTTCAACTCCTAATCCGTAATATTCTCTGATAACCTCATCTACTTTTTTTAGATCATTATCAATTTCTTGTTCTTCAAACATTCCCATTGATGTTTTAGCGGTAGTAGTACCATCACTGTTGGTTACGAAAACATGATTACCATCAATGATTTTTGCAAATAATACATTTTCAAATAATGCTTCAAATGTACCTAATTGTGTATCAATCAATTTACCTGCAGTAATTGCTCTAGATTTTCCTGTATTTGTATCAACTTCAACATGATTCAAAAAGTAAACAATGACATCATCATTTAATGTTTCAATGTAATTTTTTAAGTCAATCATATGGCCTGCAATTTCATTGTATTTTGCATAGCCACCTTCTTTTGCTCTTTGTTGTTGTTCAAAGAACATAAGATAATCACTGTCATCAATAACAAAGGTTTTAACCTTATCTTGGTATTTCTTCATTGATTGTTTGATAACTTCATAACGTTCTGAATAAGCCATATTTGTCATTTTGATAACATTGATATTGCTTTTAAAAGGAAGTCTTGACTTATGCAAGCTAAATACTAAAACTTCACTCTTATTAAAATTTCTTAAAGAAGCTGATTTGCCAGCTCCACTTTCACCATTGATTAAAACTGCTAAACCCATTTAAAATTCCCCCAATTCTTTGTCTATTTCTTTGATGATTTCCTCTTGCTCATCAAGAGCATCATCTAACTGTTTTCTTATTTCTGATAGAATACTTTCAAAAGGTTTAATTGTAATTCCTAAACCCACATCATTATTAAGTAGGTCTTCTACACCTTTTAAAAAGTAATCTATGCCACTGATTTCCTTTTGCCATACATCAAGCTCTTCTAAACTGTTTTTTAATTCTATTACTGTATTATTGATACTGTTTCTAGATTCAATTAGATTTTCATCTGTCATATCGTCCATTTTTAAACATTCCTTCATATTTAGAAAGTTCTTGATTCAACGAACTACTTAAACTGAAATCAGCACTATCCCAATGATCTTTCATATCTAATAGAAACACCTCGTGTTTTAGATGTTCTATCTTTTCTTCTAGCTGCTTCCTGGTCACTAATTTCACTCCCTCTTGATGTAAATTTCTTTATATTTAACACCAAAGCTATTACTTTGATGTTCCACCCATACGTCAATCACGTTATTTTTAACTGCTCCACCACAATCTTCAGCCACGTAAATTTGGCCATCAATCATGATTTCACTCCCGTATGGGATTATTTGGGGGTCTACAGCGATTGTATGGTTGACTTGAGCTCTAACTCCTGTAGCGGTTAGATCTCCATACTCATCTTCTCCGTACCAATACGCGGTAATTCTAAAGACCCCTAGAGCTTTTCATTTAGAAAGCTCTTCAACTTCTTTTTGTAGTTGGTCTTTTTCAACTGCAATACACTCGTACATTGCTTTGTACTTTGTATATTCTTGAAGCTGACCTTGCATATCATTGAGTTCATCCTTGTACAACTCAATTTGTTTACTTTGTTCTTCATACTTTGCTTCTACTGATTTAGCTTGAGCATAACCAGTTCCTGCAAAGATTAAACTTGCTACACAAGCACCAAACAATGTAACCTGTGCTTTTTGAGTTAATCTCATATTGCAAATCCTCCTGATTTTATTTATAATTTGGTTGGTTATGTTGTGTGTCCTTTTTTAAGGGCACTTTTTTCATCTAAAGAATTAAGCAATGCAATGATTAATTGCTCACTAGGACTTTTACTGAACTTATTCATATAATCCTCAAATGCTTTTCTTGGAATGTGTACGTTTCTTCTAGTACCAGATATTGCAACACTTCCAGGAAAACATCCTTGTTGAATTGCATTGATTATGAATTCTCTACTCTTGCGAGTAATCTTCATGACTTCTTCAACTGAAATGTTGTTTTCATCCATGATTTATCCCTCCTTTCATAAAGCTCTAACCAAAATTGCTAAACAGTTACCAACAAAACAAGAAACTGTAATAACTGCTGCTATACCTTTAGATGTCATAACTTACCCCTCCTTTTTGCTTTGCTAATAGTTCTTGCTAGTTCCCACCATGATTTTTCATACCAATCACGATCTCTTTTTAAATAAATCAGCATGATTATTACCAACACATTAAGTAAAATTGAAATACATAAAATCCATTTCATAATTCCATATCCTTCCTATTTAAAACTTTATTGAGTATTTGCTCACATAATTCGCTATATTCATCTTGGGAAATAAGTTTTAAATCATATGCAGTATCAAGAACACCATTCAAATATGAGTGTCGAATAGAAATAGCTGTATAACATACATCAAAATCAGATTTCTTTTCTTTGCATTCTCTAGGAAAGCATTTTTCAAATTCTTTTCTTGCATTATTTCTGCGTTCAACAAGTTCTTCTAAATACTCTATTTCATGTTTTATTTTGAATTTGATAATTTCAACTTGTTGTGATTGAGTCATAACTTTTTTCTTCCTTTCTACTACTGACCATCAAGGAACCAATCTCTATTACAAAATGAAAACTTCACGTATTGTACTAAAAAGAAATTTGTTATTAATTTGGTGTTTCTATGATCATCAACTTTAGGAATCTAATAAAATAGGCTTTACTAGAGATTGATTCCTGGATGATCAGTAATTTATTTAATTGTTTTCGACATCTTTCATCTCTTTCTTTATAATTAAGTTATCGGTACGGCAATATCGAAATTTAATTAGAAAGTGAGGTGAAACACACTATGCTAGCTTCTGACATTATTGAAATCATTGGAATAATTGCATCAACAACTGTAAGCATTGTTGCTATTGTTATCTCGTTAATAACTTTGAAACAAAACAATAAAATGATTGAAGAATCAACTAGACCTGTAATTTCAATATACTCTCGTTATTTTGACGGTAAGCTTTATATAATCACCAAAAACTTTGGCTCTACAAGTTGTATTATCGATTACATAAATTCAGATATGAATCTCACAAAAGAAGAAAGCCAAGCAATGCAAGGAAATCCATTTGAAAGAGCATCTGGCGCTACAATTCCTCCAAACGGTCAACTTATTTGTGAACTTATCCCATATCGTTTAAAAACAAGAAAATTTAATTTTGAAGTAAAATACCATTCATCTGCAAATACTTATACAGATTCTTTTTTTCTAGATTGTGATGCAAGTAACCCATTCCCAGATATGCATACCTCTGTTAATGGAGCTGATAAATCTCTTGAAAAAATCTCTAGAACAATGGAAGATATTTTAAAAATCAAACTCTAGGATGGATTTAATCTATCCTTTTCACTTTTGTTTCTACTTCCAAAATTGTAGGTATATTTTCCGAAATATATCTTGCATCATTAACACTTACACCTTTATCAGCTAATAGATTAATAACTTCAATCGTTATCTCATCCAATTCAGCAATTGTTTTTTGATTATTCATTCAGTATCTCCTTTCATCATTACGACAAGAATTTATTAACAAAATAAACTTGTCCTTTACCTGTAACTTTAGTAGTCAACGTAATTCTTGTACTTCCATCTGGATTACTGATTGTTCTTTCTTTAACTTCAAACAATCCCATATCCATTGCTCTTTGAGTCGGTTGATTTCTTCTTGAACCACTTTTAATCAAGTAACCACTCTCTCTCATCCACTCAAACAAGCGATTTTGACCGATTTCATAACCATTTTGTCTAATAAGCTTTGCTAACTGACCTATCAAGATTGATTCATCACTAGCACTTACTGCATCAGCAAACAATGCCTTTGGTTTCAACTCCTTGTTTTCTTCCATCAAAGCTTTTACTTGCTTTCTTGAATATTCCAAAGCTCTATTCATTACTGCTTCAGGACTATTCCATCTTCTTTCTAGTTCCAAGAAGTATTGGCGAACTTCTTTACCTTTGTCACTTCGTTGGATCATTGCAATTTCTTTTGCCATATCTAATGTGATTTCATGGTCAATAAATGAAGTTTCATTACCCTGAGCTGTTACTCTTTTTTGAGTAATAGCTTGATAATCGGTGTTTTCATTAAAACCATATTCAACCATTCTCTTGATCCAATCATTGTATCTTGTTGATACTCCTAAAAATTCATGTAATTCTCTTGCCGACAATGTAATCCGTTCATTGTCATAATTGACTTTTAACAATTCATTCATTTTGATTTCTCCTTTCATTTATTTTTTTGAAACAATTCATACCTCCCATTGAACAAGTCACTCATTTTTATGTAATCAACATAATTTCCTTCTTGATCAACAAGTTCTAATTCAGGCATCTTTCTTTTTCTACATTCATCACACATGCAAATGTAATTCACTTTGTAGATTTGATTACCATCTTTTACGAATAAATCCATTCATGAGATTTCTCCTTTCATGTAAGTTTTTCATTTTTACTTGCGTTTACGTAAGTTAATCTGTAAAAAAAATACGATTCACTTCTTCAGAGGAAAGGTCTAATAAATCTGCTATAATTCTTATTTCTTCCCTATAAAAATCACTAAATCCTCTTTTTTTACGATAATAAGTTGCTTGATTAATTGATAATCTTTTAGCAACTTCTTCATTTGTCAAACCGGCTTCCTTGGTTTTTGCTTCAAGAGCAATCCAATTCATTAACACCACCTCCCGTTTCTTTCGACACATTTAGAATATCACTTGCGTTTACGTAAGTCAATACATTTTTGCAAGTTTTTTTGTTTTAATTATAATTACATTGCATAAACGCAAGAAAATGCTATAATATTATTTGAAAAGGAAGTGATAATAATGAATATTAATAAATTCATAAAAAATAGAAGACTTGAATTAGGATTAACAATGCTGGATGTAGCAAAGGCATGTGAAGTTAGTGAAGCTACTGTTTCAAGATGGGAAAGTGGAGATATAAGTAATATGAAGAGAAGTCGCATAGCTTCTTTAGCAAAAGTTTTACAAATATCCCCTGCTATTATCGTAGGTGTTCAAGATGAATTTGAATATTCATCTTCAGGAATTGATTTTACTCGTGTCCCACTATATGACTCTATTTGTTGTGGCAACGGTGGATTTGTTGATGAAAATATAATTGATATGATTCCAGTACCCAGCAAAGGATTGAATCCCCGTGCTGAATATTTTGCACAATATGCTAAAGGTGAAAGCATGAAGGATGCTGGCATTAATGATGGAGACCTTCTTATTTTTGAAAGAACAGATAAAGTTGATGATGGAGTTATTGGATGTTTTTGTGATGAAGATAATGTTGCTACATGTAAAAAATACAAAGAACTTAATGGAATAGTAATGTTACAACCTATGAACATTGAATTTGAACCAATTATTATTGATCCATTAAAAGATAACTTTAGATGTTTAGGTAGATTAAAAAAAGTCATAAAAGATTTTGATTGGGAGGATTAAACATTGGTAAAAAGTATTTTTGAGCTAGAAAAAAGAACAGATATAAGAAAAGAATGCTTACGAATGGAAGAATATCTAGATAGACCACAATTTATAAAGATTGATGGATACTCTGGTAAGAGTACATTTTGGAGTATGGCCAATAGTTGTTTTAAATTTTGGCCTTATAGATATACTGCGACAAGCGTTTATGATTTCTTTGATTTAATACAATTACCTATGAAAGTCAAAGAAATGAACAACACGGAATATTTTTATTATTTGCAATTTATTTTCGATTTTGTAATGTGGATATCATCCTATAATGATGACGTTATTTTTGATATAGATCCTAATGAAGATCTTTATGATCTTTTCTTTGACAATGAAGACGAATTTGATTTAATTACCACAAACATCAAGATTATAATGGAATTTTCAAATTATTCTATAGAAAAAATCAACGATCATTACACATTTATAAAGCGTGATGCTGATACTGATAGCATATTATCAATTATCGAAAATGAAAATGATTTAAGATTAGCATTGCTAGAATACAATGATTTTAGAATTGAAAATGATATAAATGAAAAAAGAATTATTTTGAAAAAATTAGGTGATTATTTAGAACCGAAAAGAAAAGAATTTAACTCTATTAATAAATCATTAACTGACGATATATTCTACATGCTAAACAAATTTTACATAAGGCATAATAATGATGGAAATATTAAATTCGATTCTAATACTGACTATATCAAATGGTATGATAAGCTTTTTAAAATGATTATTCATTTAATTAGAAGTAAATATATTCTTGATGTTCAAAAGGAATTGAAAGATTATAAAAAATAGTCATCAAAGGAGGAAGAAAAAATGGCAGTAAATAATGAAGTAATTTTAAGTTGGACTTTTTTAAAAAAGGTTGAACCAGACAAAGCAATGAAAGAAATATTAGTAGAAGGAGAAGAAATCTTACAATGTTATCAAACTGTTAGAGATCAAGCAGCACTAACAAATAAAAGAATTATTATCATGGACAAACAAGGAATGACAGGAAGCAAAGTAGAAATATATTCATTACCTTATCGTTCTATTGATATGTGGTCGACAGAGAATGCAGGAAAACTATTTGATATCAATGCAGAACTTGAACTTTGGACTAAAGCAGGTCACTTTAAAATCAAAGTAAATTCTAATTGTGATATAAGAGAATTTGACCAAATCTTAGGTAAAGCAATACTTAGTAATCAATAAAGTTTAGAGAGAAGAGAATTAAAAAAATGGAAAAGAAACAAGATCTATTAGATTTATATAATTAACCAGCAAAGGAGGAATGATAAATGCCTGATGAAAATTACAAAGCTAAAATAAATGAATTAAACAAAACTATTGAAAGACAGCAAAAAACGTTGAAGCAAATGGCTGAAATATCTACACCAATAATAAACTTAAATGTAAGCAATCCCGCATCAAGACAATTAAAAGACTTACAAGAGCAATTAAAAAGAAGTTATGAACCTATTAGACAATATCAAAAAATGGTTAGCAATTCTTATCCTGATCTTTCAGGATTGACAGCAATTAGAGATTCAACAAAAGAACTAACAGATTTTCAATCAAAATATACACAAACAGAACTATCGGTAATACAAGAAAGTCTAAAAGGAATTTCAAATGCTATAAATTCATCAATTAGTTTAAATTTAAATATTCCTAGCTCTACTCTAAAACTGTTATCTTCTTCGTTAACATCTAATATTGATTTCTCCGCAATATCAAAAACATTGGATAGTAATATTGAAATAATGCATTCCATTTTTGATAATTTATACAATGATCAAGATGAAAAGCTCAGCGAAGAGGAAGTAGAAAATATTATTTCAAAAACTCAAAATATTGATTTTAATATACAATTTCCTACAGATACTTCTGTTGCTGAAATGGAAGCAACTATAAATAATAAAGAATACACAGAGCCCGAAATCGATTATAAACAATTTGATGTTCTATTAAAAGCAACATCTTTTATCAATGATCCAGTTAAAGCAACAGAAAACTTATCTAAAATTGTAGTCATTGCTAATCATTTTACTGATTATTCTTTGAAGATAAAATTGTTTTCATTTTTAATAGAGCAAATAATAAATTTAATATCTGAAAATTTGGTTTTTATTGCCTTTATTGTTTTAAAGATTTTATTAGATACATATTTGAAGGATAATGAGACTTATAAGAAATTTATAGAATTATTAAACTCAATCAAAAATCTCAAGAAGTAACCTCGCGAATCAACTTTAAATAAAGTAAAGATGATAAAACAATAATATATATTGAGTCGGTCATAAAGCCTATGTGGAATAAGCATGATGTGGCAAGATACCACTTTGTTTTATCAAAAAGAAGTCGCAAATAAACTTTGAATATATATTTTAAGCATTTCATACTTATACCACCTACCTTTGATATAAGTATAACTAATATTTGATATTAATTCAATTTACAAATAAAAAACTCCCCTGCTCAACAGGAGAGTAATTATGATCATCAAGCTCTCACCCAAGATGACCATTAGTAGGAAAAAAGAAAGGATTTCCTACCACGTACATACTCATATGTAAAAAGATTTCTCAAGTCCTTTTGCGTACTCAATTTTACCACATAGAGCACGTTCAAGGCAAATTAAATTGAAAGGACGTGTTTTTATTATGGCTAGAAAGACAACATACAAGCGTAGACCTAATAATTCAGGAACAGTAGTTAAGTTATCAGGAAAGAGAAGAAAGCCCTACTGTGCAAGGGTTTTAAGCAATGATAGGGACTTATTAACTGGTAGAAAGAAACAAGTAACCATTGGTACTTTTGAAACTGAACTAGAAGCTTTAAATGCTCTATCTCTTTATCACATGACTTCTAATAGAGAAATAACAAAGAATGAAGCTAAAGAGCTAAATAATGACTTATACAACAAAATACAAGCTAAAAAAGATAACATACCAACATTTAAAGGAATCTTTGATATTTTAAATGAAGAAGAGTTTTCATTGTTATCAAAATCATCAAAAGCTGGATATAATTCATGGATCAAACACTTTAAAAAAATATATAATAGAAAAATAAATGACATTGACTTGCAAGATTTACAATTTATTTTTGATAATGATAAATGCGGTACAGGAACCAAAAACCATATGAAAGTACTTTGTATTAAAATTTTCAAATACGCAGTTATTCATCAATATATTAATCGTGATGATGATTATACAGAATTTATTAATTGTGGTAAGAATGAAGAAAGTAAAAAGCATTATGCCTTCTCATATGATGAAATTAAGCGTTTGAGGGAAGAAAACACCGACATCGCTAAAATTATACTTATTTATATTTTTAGTGGACTACGAGCAAATGAATTACTTAATATCGATAGAAAAGATATTCATATTGATGAAGTTTGTAATGATGATGGTATTGAAAGAAAAGTATCTTATTTCTTTACTGGTTTAAAAACAGATGCAGGAAGAAACAGAGTTATTCCAATCCATGATTTTATTAAACCTTTTGTAATTGAATTGCTGCTAAAGAAAAGAAAAAGAATTATTGATAATACATACAGTGTTTTTAAAGATACTAGTTTCAATCCATATATGAAAGAGTTAAATATGAATCATACCATGCATGATACAAGGGTTACATTTACTACTTTATGTCAATTAAATAACGTTGATGTTTTTAGTAGAAAAAGAATTCTTGGCCACAAAATGAAAGATATTACTTTTGATACTTACACTGATACGATCATCAATAAATTATTCGTAGAAATAAATAAAATCAAGGTGTGA